CGCTGACAGGCGTTCCCACAGGATGGCCATGCTCCAAATCAGAAGGGCGGACAAGATGGCCAAGTCCAAAAGTGGGAAGAGACAAATGATCCAGATAAATTTCATGTACAACACCTTCGTCCCTAGCCAACTCTTCACGGAGCTTTTTCACTAATTCGGGGGACATTATTTACTTACCTGTTTAATCTTTTCTACGGTTCTGAGGCCCCCCAACCCGAGCATTCCCATCAAAACAGGCATCATCTCGCTCATGTCCAGCGTCGGCAACTCGATAAGATGACCCGTTTGCGCGAGAACAAATGAGGCAAGCGGAAATAGAAGGAAATTAAGGCACATCGCTAGACCGCATGACCAACCGATGAATGGCCGCCAACCGGACACAAAAATTGAACGGTGAGCCGCCTCAGTCTTGTTGATGTCCAACTGAGCGAGGTCGATCTTTGCGAGGTGAGTTGTTAGCTGCGCCTCGATCTCGCGCTCGGCGGCGGCCCGCTTCTCTTTGTCTTCAGGTAAAAACCTCCCAGCCACCTCCATTACTGAGGGCAAGACCGCACCGATTAAACCAATCATGTTGCTTTCCTCTCGTTAGACACAGGCGGATGTACTCCGTTGTGGATCTTATGTATCCGCTCTGATTCAGATTTGAGATAAGAGATATCAGCCAGAATGCTCGCTACTTGCATATGATCTCGGCGCAGGTTTTCTGGGCTGTTTAATTTGGCAAGAATATCAAGTCGCTGTTTTACAACAGCTTCGCCGTTTTCTAAATGGTCAATGCGTTGGTCGATCTTCCGCAAGCGGGACTCAATGTCATTCAAGGTTTCCTGAATAACCTTGATCTGAATTTTACCAACGGCGGCGGCTCCCGCAACGCTAAAGAGAATGCCGCCGAGAGTTACAATCAGCCTTATGTCGATAGCGCCGTCCATAAGGCCCCCTTAGACTAAAATACGCCCTTGAAATACCGGGGACGAGCAATAGGGCATTTATCGCCCCATAAAACTTTTGCCTGTGCGGGCCGCACCAGCGCCACGCATAGTCATTTTGCGAGGAGTGTCGCCCGCCATTGGAGCGGGTGCGGTTTTACCGTACGGAATACGGCCTTGACCCTTAATGTCGGCGTACTCAACCGCTTTGGGAGCCGGACCCGGCGTGTTTGTCACAATCTTTACGCGTGGTTTCATGGCCATAATAGTCTCCTAATGTTACTGGTCTCGTTTAAGAAGTTCGCGCTGCATAGCGGCGTCGATACGTGCCGCTGCAACTTTTTCCTGACTTGCCAGCCGCTGCTGGAATTGCTGAGACCGCGTCTGCTGGTTCTGCGCGTCGAGATTGAGCTTGGCCATATCCACCTGCGCGTCTGACTGCTCGGCCTGTGCCTTGATCTGAAGCTCCTGCTGTTTAAGCTGAACCAGAGGATCAGGCTGATCGGACCCGGATACCTGACGACTAAGCTGCTGCACCTGTTGCATGCCCTGCGCCACGTACTGTGCAACCAAGGCTTCCATCTGAAGCATCTGCTCTTCATCCAAAGGCTGACCCTGTTGCGACTGAGACTGCTGAATAAACGCAACAATCGCCTGCTCCCGCGCACCAATTTGCACATGTTCCATGACGTGTTTCTGCAACGTCGTTGCAATCACAGGATTAGCCGCGACCATCGGACCGCTGGCAAACACCAAATGCGCCATGATGTGCGCCTGATGGTCCTGCCCCTCAAAGGCGTGAAGCTGCATCATGTCCAGCGCATCAATGTTTTCCTGCGCGGGATCCTTGGGCTCCGGCTCATCGACCGGGGTACGCTTCATAAGACGGTCCGCATCACGAACGCCTAGAGCGTCGTACATGTCACGGAACACTTCGTTCATGTTGTGAAGTTCCGGAGCCGCAGAAGCTAGCTGTAGCTTGGTCTGCGCCAGCGCAATGCGCTGTGCCTGAGAGAACACATTCGGATCGGAAACCGGAATTACGTCCACGCGGTCGTCAAAGTCTTCTGACTTGACGCTCGAATCCGAGCCCTCAATGCTGTACGGGTATTCGTCCGGCAAGCTTTCTGACATCACCCGTGCCAGCATCTTGAACTCCAAGCGCATAGCGTAATGCAGGCGCTTGTGAACAGCCGACATGACCCGCGAGCCCTGCTCCAGCAATGCAATGGTCGTACCGACCGGAGCCTGCTGGTTGCCGTCCCCAACTTTCATATCGGTGATGGTCGCAAAGCGACGACCCGCATCCACAACGAAACCGAGCAGGCTGAACAGCGTTTGGTCAGCGCCCTTAAACGGCAGCAGCATTAGGCTGTCACGAATAGCCCCTCCCGGTGCGTCAACATCCCTGAACTCACCCGGCTGAAGCGGATCGTCGTCGTCGCGAATCCGCAAACCACGGGCTTTGAAGCCCGCTGGGAGGTTTGACAGGGTTCCGGCGTCGATAAGCTGCCTCAGTGCTGCTGTGGCGGTCCGTGACAGCCCGCCAATCGTGTGAATAAGCCCCAAACCGTAAAATCCGAAGCCCGGAAGGAACTTATAATGGACAAAATACTGAATTTTCTTCTTCAGTTCGTCGTCTTCGCGGTAATTACGGCGAATCGACAGAATCTGGCCATTATCAAGCGAGATTGTGACGATATAAGGCACCTTAATGCCCGTTTCCTCGCCATCTTCGTCAACTTCTTCGTACCCCTCAAGGTCCAAATCAGCATGACACTCCAAAAGGGTACAGTCGTAGTCAATTTGAGAGGGCGAAAACCCGTCAATGCGGTTAATTTCGTCCTGAACCTCGTTATTTTCGTCCTGTCCGGGGTGAACCGGGATGTCCAGATAAAAACCAGACACCTGACGCTTCCGCAAATCGTTCAACGACATGCGAATAACCTGTGTAATGTTGGGACAAGTCTCTAGATCAGCCGTCTCATACGGTACAATCAGGTTCTCCGCCGGTACAAACTTGCTTACCGCCCGATCCAACGTCTCGTCAAAGTAAACCTTTTTGAATGTACTACCCGCCAGAGGTAGATAGAACAGCATCTGGTCCAACTCTGGCGTGTATTCCTCCATCACATTCGTGATGTAGTAGTTCATAAAGTTGCGAACGCGTTGCGACTGCTGGTTTTTGGCCGTGGTATCCGCGCCCATGACCACGGTACGCACCGGACCACCGGCAGGCAGTAGCTCGTTGAACGCCTGCGCCTGAAACTGCGTAGCAGCCTCGGCCAAAAGCGGATGTGTCACGCCCGACGCGCCACGGAACGGCTCACTGCGTTCCTCGTAATTAAATCCTAGAAGGTCCAGACCCTTGGAATACGCATCCTCCCAGTCCTGACGGCTGGCCCGGTTGGCGTCATACTCGCCCAAAAGCTCACCGGCGATGCGGCCAAGCTCGCGGTCCGGGATCTCCTCGGCCAAATTCATGTAGAAATCGTCGTTCTCACCACGGCGATCATCCGGATCAAAGTCAACCATGACCGACCCGTCTTCTTCCATCTCAATTTCAATCGGAGCATCCCCCTCAAACGGAAGAACATTCTCCTCATACTGAGAACCCGGAAGCTCTATCTCAATCTCCGCACGCAAATCCTCCTCATCCAACTGAGAAGGCACGTTGCGATCCATCAAACCGCCATTGGGCTGCAAAGCCATCAGGTTTCTCCTGCGTCAGTAATGCGCTCTTATATCATAAACTATTAAGAGTTTCAGGCAACTTTACATTATCACCCATCTCAAGAATATCACCAAATATATGCGGCATCGTGCAATACCCCTGATTGGGGTCCATAATAATCACCGTGTACGTCTTCTTGCCCGCATAAAACAAATAAGGCACCCCCATCTTGGATATGCCCGAAAACAAGAAAACCTCCCCGTACTCCGCCATCAGCTTCTCAACCTTCTCCACATCCTGCGTGCAAAAAGTCGTTTGAGCATAAGATCCGTGGGCCGTGAAACACGGCACAAGGAACGCAAGTAACAAGATAAGCTTCTTCAACATCGTTGGCTCCATTCAGAGCCGTGGGCCGCTGCGCGCTGCCGTGGGGCCCCTATCTACGTAACACTCTCCTCAGTCCACGGATCACGGAACTATATTCATTAGAAAGGAATTGTGACGCCCGCCCGGAAAGGACGTACCATTTTCGCAGCGCCGGTTTTCGGGTCAGGGTTCTCACGAACACCGAAAGGTGTCGCCTGAAGAGAGTACGTCGCTTCCGGCGTCGAATACGTATAGCCAAGGTTATATACGGATCTACCACCCGGTGCATCACGACTGGCTCCTTCTTGTCGGGGCGTCACATTTCCTGAGAATGTGTGCCGACCAGAGGAGTAGCTTACATCATAACCGCGGGGGACAACACCCCGGGGACCAAAACGGATATCAGACGGGGCCCCAAAGGCAATAAATTCGTCGGGCAACAGGCGTTTGGTGCGATCATACGTACCCGTCACGCCGCCACTTAGCCGGTCATTGCCAGAAAATCCGGGAAAACCAATCTCCGCGCCTAAACGGCCAATGCCCCCCATGTTCCGATCCCGGATCTGGACTGTGTTGTCCGGACCAAAAGGAACGCGACGGTTGCTTTCACCAATCCCGAAGCTGGCATCAAACTGGGGGCGAAAGTAAACGTCGTCCGATACCTCCAATGCGACAGGCGGGGCCGACATGTTCTGAAGTTCCGTGAGCCGTGAATAAAGCTCATCGATCCTTTCGGGGTCCCTCTCGCGCTCCGGCTTCCGGTTCTCTTCATCCAAAAGGTCGTAAATAGCCAAGATTTCTGCTTCAGGGTCCGCGGACCGCGGTTCGCCAGCGCCTTTGAGTTCCATGCTAAGATTTACCGAGCGCTGCGATGCTTTTTGCTCCGCAACGGCCAAACGATCAAAAACAGGAAGCGGCTCACCCGTTACAATATCTACCGGGCCTATCTGGTCAAGGAGACGAATAGCCTCCTCTTCAGAAAGAATACTACCGTCCACATCCACCGTAGGGAAGTTAACCCAACCGTCACCATACGGAGCGGTGATAGTCTTTTCCGAGTACATGTCGTCCCCGGACTGCCAAACAGGCCGACCGCTGGATAGCGTAAAGCCCGCGGACCGCGGTTCGACAGCGCCGCCGTCTTCATAGTTCTTCACGCCTTTGCGCGAAGTAGCCTGCAAAGCAGCTTCAAAAAACTTTTCGAAACCTTGCGGGAAAACATATTCTGATCGCACCCGCGCAGGATCGCCGCCAACATCTGCCAACATTTCCGCAACCCGTGCGGTTATTTGATTGACGTGGTCGCTGTTTATTGGGCCAGCGCCCTTTATGGCTTGCTTCATTGCAGACAGATTCACGTCAGCAGTTGGATCAACAATTCTTGTGATCGGTACGTCTGTGATTCCTAATTTTCGGAGCGCCTCAAGCCTATGAGCGCCCTCAATCACGTTGCCGTCTTGGTCAACGATTAGCCGCTCGATATAGCCGTCTGGCCCACGCATCTGCTCGGCAATTTTGTTGATCGCATCTTGCGACCTCTTGCTGCTAGATGCGCCTCCGGTCAACGTGTCGATGCTGGCGGTTTCATCGCCAATGACGCGACCGCCAATGGTATTCGCATCAACGATGTTTGCAAGATTTTCGCGGGCCTCGCGCGTGGGCAGGAAGTTCTCGTCGTTGCGCTGAAGCACCTTTGTGCGGTCGAGTACGTCCTAATCCCAGACTACAAAGTTGCGGGTGCCGTCGCCGCTATCGGTGCCGCGTGATCCGGCGTCTTTGTAGCGCAGGCCGGGAACACCGGCTTCGCGCATCGCCGCTGTTGCCTCATCCTCGCCGAGTTCTTGGCGCATTCGATACCAAACATCGCCACCGGCCATGCGGTCAGGGTTGTCCGGCATAAACCCAAGCCGATTTATTGCGTTTTGAACGACCTTCGGCTGCTGACTTATGGGCGCGTCATAATCGATCAGCTTGGCGGCGTCTGCGTCGGGAATGTCGAGTTTGTAGAGGGAACTATCGGGCGCAGCGAACGGCGTTCCCTCTATTTCGTTATTCCCAATTCTATAAAAAGACCCGTCCTCAAACACATGATCTATATATCCGTCGCGCAAGTATGACCTGTCGGCGCGAGCTTTGGCATGCTCGGCTACATCGTCTCCGAAGTAGCTAGCAACATCATAAGCAAGGGAATCTTCGTCTGCCTCTCTCAATAAACGAGAAGGCACGTTGTCGCGGTAGAAAATCCCGGCTTGTTCCGATTCTGCTGTGTAAAAGCCTTTTCCAAAATTCTGTCCCCCCTCGCCGGTTCCCATCTTGTCGAGGCGTGGACGGCCCTGCGGGAAGCCGGGTTCCGGGGCGAACTTGTGCGGCGTGCCGTGAAACACGTTCATGCCCAGCGCACCGGCTGGGGCGCGGCCAAAAAGCAGGCCCCCGGCTGGAATTGCGCCGAGCATCGCAAGGCTCTGTTCTGGAGTTGCGTTCTTCGGGTCCAGTTGGCCCCGTCGCACCATATCCAGATAGTGGATGCCCTCCAGTACGCCGCGCACAGGTTCCGGAATTACCGGAACTAAACGCTGCTCGCTCAGAAGCGATCCGGCTGGGTCGGGCTCTGTCAGGACGCCAAAGGGCCATAAAGATAAAGCCGACGGGTACTCTACGCGCGGGTCGCGTGTTATTAGCCTTTCGACAGCGCCGCCGTCTTCATAAACCGCAATACCCTCTTCCGAGAAGTTGCCCTGCATGGGCCTGTCCTGCACGACCTCGCCAGATTTGTAGGAAACGACAATGCCGCTATTCATACCGGGCCCCACAGAAGGTTCCTCGTGCTTTAATAGCTTGTCGTATTGTACAAGAGTCTCCGGAGGCAGAGATTCCACTACGCTCCTAAAATCACCAGTAACCCCGGCTTGTTTCAACAGTCTCCTAGCTACCGTTTCGCGGCGGTTCATTGCCATCAGACTAAAATCCTTAGTAATAGGCCCTTATGTTAACAGAACTCATCTGATCTTCCCAGTCATCTGTGGGCAGTTGAATAAAGTTGCCCTGACGGTAGCGCATTAGCGCCTGCGTCATGCTATCGACAAGATCGTCATTCTCGCCGTTTGGAAAAGCCGCGACCTCTTCAATCATCTCGTCAGCGAATACTTCGTCGGGGGCCCAAACCATCCCGGCCTCAAACAAGGGCGATACAGCATGTACACGCGATACCTTGTCATTACCCCTACTGGGCGTGAAATTTACAACAGGGATGCCCGTGTTCCGTAGTTCGTGGGTCAGGGGCAGACCAGAAGCCTTGGCTTCCACAATAACCGTATCCGGCTCCCAGAAGTGGTACATGTCAAAAGCCTGCGATTTAAGCTCTGGAAAATCCCACCGACCCTTCTTGCTATCTAACAAGATAAGGTTCGGGGGGCCCCCTTCTTCAGGATAAAACACGCCCCACGTCGTAATTGCAGAAAAGTCAGAAGTTTCCCGCTTGGAAAACGCCGTATCGTAGCTCTGAATGACATACTGCAACTGAGGGACCGTATCGCGCTCCCACTTACGCCACCATTCCCGCGCAATAATAGCGTTATCATCACCAGTCGGGTTCTGCTGGTACTGAGCATTCCACTTGCTTGCGGGAATAGATGCGCGGACCGCGGTCAGATCCTCAATACTCCAGTACTCCGGCCAACACGGGGTGTCGTCGTCAAACAAAGCCGGTAATTCGACCACTTCCCATTGATCGGCTAGGGGATCCTTGGCCATCGAACGAACAAGCTGACCCGTCATATCTTTTTCAGACCACCGGGTCTGAACCAAAACTATGCTGCCGCCCGGCTGCAAACGCTGTCGAGGACCGCCCGTGTACCATTCCCAAGCATCGTCAAAACCGGAATTGGACATAGCCGTCTGTTCCGAGTGCGGATCGTCAATAATAACAAGATCACCACCACGACCCGCCAAGTTCGATCCAACGCCCACGGCGTAATACATACCACCCTTGTTCGTGTCCCAACGACCGGATGCTTTACTGTCCGCAGCAAGTTTAACGTCAGGAAAGATTTCTTGATATCGCTCGTCTTCAAGAAGGTTCTTTGTTTTACGACCGAAGTTGACCGCAAGTTCCGTGGTGTGCGTAGCCTGAATAATCTTCATGCCGGGGTTCTTCCCCATCATCCAAGCAGGGAACAAGTAAGACGCAAACTCTGACTTTGTATGACGAGGAGCCATATTGATAATTAGGCGTTTAAGCTCGCCCCGCGCAACACGCTCCAGCTTTTCAGAAATAATTTTGTGATGCCGTCCTGCAATGAACTCGGGCCAGACCGTTTTTACAAAGGTGAGAAAATTATTTTGGCAGGCTTCGTTCTTCTCAAGCTGCGCGAGACGAA